TAGATTTAATATTGGAAGCAGGGACACAACACCTTCGGATAATGGCGGGGCGGGTTCAGCCGCAATATATATAAGTGATACAAGTATAGGTGAGCTGCAAATAAGGAAAGATCCGACTGCAAAAATTTATGGCGGCGGAGGCGGCGGAGGCGGTGGTGATAGTTTTTATTTTCCGAAAGCTTTTGTTTTTAATCCTGATGCTTTAGTTGATATTACTCAGGCTAAAGTAAATAGCTTTAAAAGGTTGCATAAATTAACTGACACTCCTAATATAAAACTTACTACAGACTTAAAGGAAAGCCCCGAAGCTTCTGAATTTGATATTCAAGCTTCATATGCTGTCAATAGGACTCAAAACGGCAAGAGCTATAAATGGTCATACAACACATTGAATTTTACTCTGGCTGATATCATCGGAGATCAATTGGGCGGCCTAGGAGGAGGAGGTCAGGGATTTGGAGAATCTTTGGGCGGCTCATCTAAAAAACAGGGTACAGATGCTACATTTGGAAACAATAAAGGTAGCTCCAAAGCTGCTGGTTTAGGAAGTCAGCCAAACGGAGAATCAAACGTATCTCCCGGTGGAGACGGAGGCGAATTTGGTGTGGATGGAAAAACTCCAAGGAATGCCGACGCAGGTATTCTTTACCCTATTCCAGACGATAATACTGGAGCAGCAGTCGGAGGTCAATCTGGAGAAGCGATAAAAATCGTAACCGGCAACAGCAATTACTCTAAAGTGTCAAGCTTAGTGCAGTATGAAAGTTCGTTGCAACCGACATCTTCTAATTATCCTAATTTAGTTGCTTGGTTTACTACTGAAGACAGCAGTTCAACTTATTTACCTACTACAACAGTTGGAAGCTACAAAGAAATAGACCAATGGAAAGCTAAAAACGATACAAGTATTTATATAGACTTTTACAACGGGACAAATAGTTTATTTAGACCTATGTTGATAGAGCAGGGTACAACTACTAATCATAATTGTTACACGTTGCCCTTCAATAATAATAATGTGGTATTTTTTGGCTTTAATCAGTCGGGCAAAGATGCCACGGGGGGAGATTTGCATAATATAATTGGCACAAATAAATTGCAAAATTCTATGACGGGATTTGAGATAGTTTACTTTATGTACCCGGGCACTGTAGAAGACGATTCTGGAAATTTAGCTTTCAGAACTCAATTCAGCTCTTTTTATGTTAAAGATGGTGGAAGTAATGTTAAAAAAGGCAATTTCAATATTAATGGCAGCGCTCCTCGTTATAGGAACGGCAAAGTTGGTTATGCTTTACATGAATGGTCTACAAAAACAGATACTTTAGATCAGTCAGACAATTATGCTTCGTCATTGTTTTATTACAAAAACGAAGGCGCTGAAGGGGCGATGCAAAGATCTTCAGAAAATGCAGGTTTACCTTTTGGCTATAACATAAACTTTTCTGATTTTACGAATGGAGTAAGTCCTCAAAGAGCTTGGATGTATAGTGTTTCTAGTTTTAGGGCTGGAAGTCTGACAAATTATCAAATATACAATGATTTATCTTTAGTCACAGAAAGAAGATTTGAGGTTTCTTCTTATAACTGGAGAACCGAGCCTCGTATTGGCTATAACAGAGGTTATAATGCAAATTGCCAAAGCTTCTTTTATGGCTGTATTAGCGATATAGTTGTGTTTAACACAGCGCTTACCCCAAAACAAAGAAAATCTTTGTACGCTTATATATCAAACAGAAAGTTAAAAGTCAAGGCTTCAGCAAATAGAAATGATGAGCTTGACAGAAACACTATAAAAGATCAAAATGGTTTTGCGGGATTCAACATAGGTCCAAGTTGGTAATATGTCTAGTCAAAGTCACAATTCATCACTGTTAGATTTAGAGCCAGATACTCTTATAGAGTTGTACGAGCTCGATTTGGGTGAACAAGATGGTTTATACCGCTTTCATCCGGGTAAAAATAATGTCAAAGACATTATGCTTCGAGATAAAAATGGAGTTTTGCAAACTTATCATCCTTTGCCTATTGAAGCTAATGGTTTCGAGTCTAGAGGTGATGGACAACTGCCCAGACCAAGGCTTCTTATAGCTAATCCGCAAGGCGTGATTACAGATGCGATAAAAAGAAGATCTGATTTAGTAGGAAATACAATCATAAGAAAAAGAATTTTTTTAAAGTTTTTAGATAATGAAAATTTTCCTAACAATTTTAATCCTTTTGCAATCCCTGATCCTGAGTCAAGATTTGATGATGATATATTTTCGATAAACAGAAAATTACAAGAAAATAAGTATTATATAGAGTTTGAACTTGTCTCGCCTTTAGAGCTAGAGGATGTAAAAATACCCGCTAGGGTTATGATTGCAGATTATTGTGGATGGCAGTATAGAGGCGCTGGCTGTCTTTATGGCAAAAGAGATGATTTTGACAATCAAAGTATACCTATGGCTGACGGAACTCAAATTAGCCCGTCAACTTTTTTTACTAATGATAATGGATTAAACTTAGGTATCCCTGTAGCAGACGAAAACAATAAAAAATTTAATACATCTGATGGTTACAATTTGACTTTAAATTGGGTTGGAGATTATGACAAGGACTCTGTTTCAGTAGTTGCAGATGGTGCTGCTAGCAGTGGAGCGACCTCATTAGCTGTCGATGCCTTGTCTGCTGCAATAGCTAAAGATAGGACTATAGTTTTTTCAAGTGGCGCAACTTTCAAATTGAGCGCAGATGCAGCTTCAGGCGCAACTTCTTTAAGTGGTGTTTTATCTGGTGATGTAGCAGACGACGAAACTGGTGACACTAAATATGTAGCCGGAGATACAATAAAATTAACTTCTAGGATTAGAAACTTATCAAAAGAAAACTTGAGCGATACTCAAGAAGACGCTCAATCTGCTCCAGATTTATTTTTTGTTTGCATAAAGGAAGTGGCAACCTCTAAAGATCCCCGGTATGAGCAAGAATATTGGAGAACTGACGAATGCGGCAAAAATTTAACAGCTTGCAAATGTAGATATTTCGACAATGGACAATACAAGCCCGGACTACCATTTGGAGGATTTCCATCTATTGAAAAATACAAGTTTTAATAAAAAATTTTTAAAAACAATAGTAAAAGTAAGCAATGTTTGCGATTTTGAAGTTTGCGGCGCGGTAACAAAAGAAAAAATTCATTTTTTTAAAAATTTATCTTTGAGTCCGCAGGATACTTTTTACATAAATCCTTTGGATTATACAGAAATATACCCAAAAATACAATTTTTCTTTCATTCTCATTGCTTAGGTGGCGCAAAGCCAAGCAAAGCTGATATTTTTATTTCTACTGAAATAGACCGTCCTTTTTTGATATATTCTACTGTCAGTAAAAATTTTTCATTTTATACGCCAAAAACTCAGAACCTAATTTATTTTTCACTTTAAATGTGTATAATAATAAGTAATGACTACAGTTTCACTTGAAGGCAGGCTAGGACAAATTGTTGGAGACAGTTTTAAGTTTAAAACTCGTACTTTGCGTGAAGTTTTGACTGCAATAGAAGCTAACACCGGAAAATTGCGTAGCTATCTAAAAGGTAACGGTAAAAGATTTTTTGCAGTTTTTGTGAATGGTAAAGAGGTTGACACTGATTCTCAGTTAAATGTAAACGTAGATGGAAAAAAAGTATTAATTATACCTATTTTGATAGGGGGTTTTATAGCTACTGCGACTGCCGCTATTACTACTGCTTTAGTGGGGACAACCGTCGTTGGAATTTCATCTGCTGCCGCAATAGCAACTTACAAAGCGGTGTCTTTTGTTGTTGGTACTGTCTTAGCTGCAGCTTTATCGTTTGGTTTAAGCTTGTTGATATCAAAATTGATGAAGCCTGATGACCCAAAATCTGCAAATACGACTTCTTTTATATTTGGTCAAGCCGAGAATGTTACTAAACAAGGGGTTGTAGTTCCTGTTGGCTACGGTCGTTTGCAGGCGGGAAGCAGAGTAGTTTCTGTGAACAAGTTTAGCGTGGACAGGAAAAAATTTGATGGATCCGGAGCAGATATATATGCCATAAGCCAAGACAAAAATAATCCAGACGCAGAAGTTAAGTTTAGAAATAACGGCGGTATAATTCAGATGTTCAAAGGAGATACGAATCAAGAATAATTATTATGGCAGATTACGATCCTAGAGGGTTATACCCATTAAAGGAAAACCAAGCAGATTTAGTTGACGCGCTTTCTTATAAAGAGGTGTGTACTTCAGTTATGGACTCTTATGGTGAGGGCGGCGAATTAGAGTCTGTCTCTATATATCAAACAGTAGATGCAATTTGCGAAGGAGAAGTTGCTGGTCTTTGCGACAAACATGGAAACCTAATCAAGCTGACGTCAGATCCTGATTTAAATGAAGATGGTTTTAAGGGCATATATTTAAATGATGTGCCTGTTAAAAACACGGACGTCAATAGTTTAAATTATAATAGAGTCTTTGCAGATTTTAGAACTGGAACTGGGAGGCAGACATCTTTAGCGAAATTCCAAAATCCAGCACTGTCTTTTTCTAACGCAGTGCAAGCAATAAATTTTAATGTAAATCTGCCCGGATTGTCAGAAGCCAACAGATTTATAGATAAATCAGTTGAGTTGTTGGTAATAGGAGATGATAGAAATGAATTCAATTTAGCTACTAAAATTTTTAAAAGGCCTGAAAGTTTAGGCTACTATCCGGGCAACTTTGTTGTATATGCAAAAAATACAGATACAGTAAATAAAATACGCAAAGCTGAAAAAGCTGCGGTTATCACTTGTGTTCATACTGTAAGCAATGATAGTGTTGATTCGGTGCAAATAGAGATGTCAGTACCATCTTTGTTATACAAAGCAGAAAAACAGGCTGGTGTAGCTTTTGTTGTTAAAATTGGTTACATTGATGATGATCTGACTATAGACGAAGGTGGTAGTGTTATATATACGATTTGTTCTATTACAGGTATAACAACTGCCGGTTACAATAGATCTCACATTTTTCCTCTGCCTAGATCAGGAAAAGAAAAAAGAGATAGATTTGTTAAAATTTTTCGAATAGATCAGGAAAAATCTGCATCTACAGCAAATCTTCAAAAAGGCTTGAGCGTTGTTGCAATATCAGAAATTGTTCAGCAGAATTTAACTTACCCTCATACAACTTTAATGGGTATGATTTTTGATGCCAGAGCATTTAGTCAACCTCCAGCAAGAAGATTTGATTTAAAATTAACTAAAGTCTTTGTCCCAAGCAATTATAACGTCGAAACTAAAAATTATAATGGTAATTGGGATGGAGAATTTAAACCAGTAAAAGAATGGACTGATAATCCTGCTTGGATTTTTTATGATATCGCTACGAATGAAAGATACGGTATAGGCAAATTTGGATTTAAGTCCCAATATGTAGATAAATGGAATTTATATAGTATAGCTAAATATTGTGACGCTTTTGTTCCTACTGGTTATTCTGGCAAATATTCTAATTTAGATTTTGATTGTACCGCAGGTTCAGTAACTGTAAATGTTTCCGCTCCTTCAAGTGATACTTCTGGAGACAACATGATAGAAAGATTTCCTAGGGGAGGAACAATATGCTTATTCAGCACCAAGGACTCGGATTCTACCGACTTGGATAAAGCATTTAAAAGACTAATATTTTATGAAAAAGAAGATTTATTAGCAAACTATTCTTCTAACAAGCTAAAAATTAAATTAGTAAAAATACCAGATCCAGAAGAAGTTTTTGAAAAATACCCAGACATAAAAACATTATTTTTGGAACAGCAAAAAACAAACATAGAAAATAGCTACGATTACCTTGTAAATTATTTAAAAACTCATACTGGCAA